TTTCTTTTCAAGGTTTGACTGGTGCTTACCCTGATTAGCAAAAACCGTAGCAAAATCTCCACTAACTAACGCCTCAGCTGTTTCAGAAGCCAACTTCTCGTCATATCCTAATGCTAAGAAGTCTGCCTTACGCTGTGTGACAGTAGATTCGTGAAGCAACTTAGCATAATCGGCTTCGAGTTTCGCCACCCTGTCTGCCTCCTGCTGAGCCTTCTGCTCGGAATCGGATAGCGTTTCCCTTAGCTTCCTCTTGTGTTCGGCTGCCTCACTGTTCGCCTTAGACACAGCGTTCTTTAATTTTTCAATTTCAGCTGATTTGTCCTCAGGCAAGGTAACGCCATCTAACGCTGTCTCTATCTCCTCAACTGTCATTCCTTCTTTGTAACTGTCTTTTAATAGCTCCTGTAATGTCATGTGTTATTCTCACTTTCTGTTTTATTGTCTTGACTGACATCTGCGTTTTTTGAAGTGTTTTCACTAACACTGTTTTTCTGTTCCCATTCCTCGTAATATTCTTTGCTCATAGCGTACGCTGATTCAGCGTCCGTAAATAGCCCCGAATGTAAGAATGCAAGTCTTGGGTGGATTTTAGGCTGTTGCAGCATTGATACCAGCACTTGTGATTTGCTCTGAATAGCCTCGTAATTCCTACGGGTAAATTTCATCGCGATATCACCAAGTCTCAAATCAAAATCAGCACAATCCCTACAAATCCTCAATACTAGTTTCAGCATTTTCTTTTCTGATTTCTTGAACATGTGTTCCGAATCTTTAGCCCTCGCTTCCGCAAGAGACCAGCCATCTCGTAGTAATACAGCCGTTCCAGTGTCACTTGTGGAAGAGCCACCGTTTCTGTTGGGCATTCCGCATATTGTGAGTACAGCATTGTACAAATCCTCTTTGAGTGTCTGAGTGTGCTCCTGATTAAGCTCCGTTGTGACCATATCCACATCTGCCTTCTGACCGTCAACCGACTTAACCTTGATTGCACCCAGCTCCAAAAACTCTTTGTATTCGTCTTTCGATATATCGCAGTTCACAAATTTAATGAACGCCTGTATAAATTGCTCAACGCCATCAAGACGGTTACTCACCACGTTATTGATAGCGTCAAGCAGAGGAAGAACTATTTCAAATGCCCCCAGCCTTGCGTTGTTGGCAGGATATTCAAATATAGGTATCACACCCAAAACGTGGGGTTTACTCTCCAATATCCTCATATCCTCAATTCTGAAATACATCTTATCCGTGTATATGGAATACCTGACCTTACTGTCTTTATTCCTGCCTATCTTGACCGCCATAAGGGGCTCGTTGCCTATCTCCTCTGAGTAAACAACAAATGTATCCCTAGGGTCTAATGTGTTAATTTCAAAAGGCGCATTCTCCTGTTCCCCTTTATCGTCAGGGGTAATCAGCCTAAAAGCAGTACCACATATCATCTGCCACTCAACAAGTTCCTGGTCTTTTGCGTCTTTATCCTCGGAGAACATCATTTCATTGAGCTGGTTTATCTGCTCAACTATCTTCTCTTCACTACTCCTACTTACATACTGGATAGGTTCACCACAGAGGTAGCCAACCTTGAATGACACTATCTCATTCGCCCTGTTTTCCACTATCCTGTTGCAAATCTCAGGTCTTACTTCCTTCTCGCGGAATCTTATAGGCTGTTCGCCTCTGTAGTATCTCCACAGGTAATCAATTTCAGCACGGTTTGTGTCGTGCATATAAAGCACTTCTCTCAGCACGTCCAGCACGTTGCTCTCGTCTACTGCATCAACGCAGGACGTAATAACGCGTCTTCCGCTAAAATTTTTCGTTGGACTCTGCATTAAACCTCCTTCCTCAAAACAAAAAGAGCGCACTACTGTTCGAGGTCTAAACCTCTCGCAATAATGCGCTCCACAATTTATATTTATTCACTTATATTGTGTATTATACACCATTATACAGTATTTGTAAAGTATTTTATATATTTATTCAAAACGGTCTTTTGAATACTTCCACCTTTGCTGTATCAAAGCTCTGAGCGTATTCCGAGAACATTGCCATACCATCGGGTACATCATCGTGCTTATTCTTACCAGCAACCGTATAAGTCGTAAGCATATTCATCATCTTACCGTAATCGCTCTGTCTTGTGTACAAGCTCTCGTCCTTAAACAGGCAGTGTTCCTTAACCCACGCACTGTTTAATATTATCTTCGTTTCCTTATTCGCGCTCGTAAACTTTGTCGTAATATGTGTAATACCTCCCTTTTCCTTCACAATCCCCTGTATCTTCTCAGCAATCCTGCCACCAGCAGAGTTGCTCTCAAACCTGCACATCTGTACTTTCTGCCTGATAAGTATATCAGCAAGCCTAGCGTCCACCACCTCAGGAAGACTGTTGTCACACACGCAGTCCTCAATGTAATAATCCTTACCGTACACATACCCTACAGGCAGAAATGCATAATCCGCTCCCTTGTCCTTAGTGTCGCATATCCCCAGTATTCCGTCAGGCTCTCCAGTAGGAAGCTCAAAGTATCTCCTGAGCTCACCCTCGTGGTACAATAGCCCCTCACGCTCAATAGGCTCGTTCATATACAACGCTCTCCAAGACGCTTCGTCCATCGTCTCCCTCTGCTCGTGATAAAACTCCGTGCTAAACCCAACGCCGTAAGGATAATCAAAGTTAGATTCATCGTTCTCATCAAGTGCAGGTACTTTTATAAACTTAGCCCTCTCACTGCCCTCGTATCTCTCCTCCAGCCTGCCTATTACATCGTGTACCGACCACCTTGTTGCAATGTGCAGTTCCTTACACACATTTCCTATCTTTCTCTGCCTCAGGTCTGTTGTGTAAATCTCCCACAGCTTATCCAGTCTCTCTTTTGACAACGCTACCTCTATACCGCTCACAAGGTCATCGCAGTATAACAATGTCGCAGCACGGTATAATCCTGCGTTGCCTGTTCCTATAGATGTAAACTCCAGTGTCTCAAACCTCTGTCTTCTGTCAATGTCTATCCTGCAATCCTTAGCATTAGTGTTAGACACAGACAGCCCCGGAAACACATCGTGCCACAAATACTCTCCACCGCTTTCTAATATCCTCAGGCACTCATCATACACGCCCCTCACAAAAGAATTGCTGTGAGACCCACTTAATATCGGCTTGTTAGGCTCTTTGCCTGCAAGCCACGTGAGGTAAAATATAGCAAGCGTACTCTTGCCTACACCTGGCGGAAGGGATATTGTGAGTAAATCCAGCTTATCATCGGCTAGGTTCTGTAACTCCACCACCACAGGGCGCAGTGCTTTCCTCCTAGGCTGGTAAAACTTCTTGTCAGGGTCTCTCTCCCACTCAACATATAGCAGATAGCTCTCAAAATCATACGGTGCTAGCATTAGCAACACTTTCTTATGCAGCCCAAACAACAACCTAATATCCGATTCGTTCTCCGTTAGTGGTATCTGCTCTTCTATAGCACCCGATAAGTACCTCCCATAAAACAACGCAAGTTCCTTGTCTTTTTCAAAAACATCAAAGACTATATAGTACAAGTCCTCGTATGCCACAAGCTCAGAGGGTGTCTTTTTGATTTTTTCGGAAATTTTTTTAAGTAACTCTTCCATAATGCCTCCTAAAATAAAAAGTGCGCTACCGATTGAGATTATTCCCTTGCGATAACGCACTACTGTTGATGTGTATTATATCACAGATTGATGATATTGAACAGGCTTTTTAATTTTTCAGGGATATTTAAGCTACTCAATACCCGCGCTTCCGTTGGTTATATTCCCCCGCGGGTACACTACAGGACACTAGTCATTTGTGACCTCATCAGCTCCCACCACTAACAAATAAAATACGGTAACCCATACCGACTACCGCCCACACAATCAATCACAAATAAAAAGAGGGTAGCCACCATCTCAGCGACTACCCCTTATATTATTTATTCCTTTTCAATAACTCATCAAGTAAGAATACGCAGAACACAATCACGCAAATAATAGCCCATATTATATTTATCATAACTCTAATCCTCCTAAGTGTTTTTATTTTGATTATACTACTATATCATACAACTGTAAATCTTTTAGTTGTCATCTCTGAGCAGTAAGCCTTGTACATATCGGGGCGCTCCTCTTTGAATAACTTACTATTGAATCTATCAGATACAACGGTCTTATATGTAGCCTTTGCGGCACCCTGTATCATAGTATCTTTATCACCCATCAATTCAAGGATTTGTGCCCTGATTGTGTCGTTGTAGTCCTCCAGCTCCTCGATGAGACGTTTATTCTCTCTGTACTCATCACATAACTTTTCGAAATTATTCATCATCTTGTAACCTCCTCTATAAATTCATTAATAAGATTGTTAAGTTTTTCTTTGCACTCTGTATAATCTTTTGTATCGTGAATTATGTCCTTAGCCATCATATTGTACTTGTGTACTATATCATAATCGGGTTTGATATTCCCAAATGGGCGGTAGCCTGTAACTAGCATTTTACCGTTTATATTGTATATGTCGGCATTCCATCCGTACACACCGCAAGTATACGCCATTGGCTCAATATAGGTTAGTAAATACGATAAATCTGCGTAACCTACACAAATGATGTTGCGATATACTTCATTGATAACCTTCTTTGTTGTTTTGAACTTCATAACCATGTACCTCCTATTTGTTTAGTTTTATAAAGGTTTCTTTGTTTTGTTAAATTTATTTTAGCATATATAAATTTACTTGTCAATACTTTTCTTTAGATTTCTAAAAATTTATTTGCTTTATTTAATTATATATGATATACTCCAGTATAGGAGGTATAACACTATGATTAAATTCTACAAATTATTTGACTTGCTCAACCGTAGAGGACTACCAAAAAGCGAACTGTTAAAAGTAGTATCCTCTGCCACCGCTGCGAAACTTGCCAAAAATGAAAGCGTTACAACTAAAACAATAGGTGATATCTGCAACCTGTTAGATGTTCAGCCTTCCGATATAATGGAAAGTGTAGCGGATGATTAAGCCCCTCGGGGCTTTTTCTTTGCCATATTTTTGACCTCCTATTTGGTTTGTTTTTGTTTTATCTTGATTCTATTATATACTCTCACTAGTATATTTTCAAGATGTAATACCTCACAAATTATACTAGCACTAGTATATATTTATTTATGCAATTTGTATACTAGCACTAGTATATAATATATACTAACAATAGTATAATAATTATACTTGCAAGAGTATTATAATTGTGTTATTATCTTTTTAAGAAAGGAGGTTTAATATAATGGAAGAGAAAAAGCAAAACGCAAGCACCAGGGCAAAGCGTAAATATAATGAAAAAACCTACGACCGCTTGACGATGAATATTAAGAAAGGCAGGAAAGACGAACTAAAAACAATTGCGGACGATCAAGGGCTTAGCCTTAACGCTTTTATTTTGGCTGCTATAGATGAAAAGATAGACCGCCTTAACCATTCGCCAAATTTAAACCTTGATGAATTATTAAATTAGAAAGAGAGGTCAATAATATGAGTATTACTATCAACTTAACAGATGACGAATTACATCTAATAGAAAGCTACGCTAAAATTCACGGCATAAGCGTAGAGCAAGCACTAAAAGCGTCAACGTTAGAGGCTATAGAAGATGAGTATGACGCAATCATCGCACAAGAGGCGTATAATGAATTTTTGAAAAACCCAGTCACATATACCAGTGATGAAGTGTGGGGTGATTGATATGTGCTATAGTGTTGAATATTCCACCAACGCAACAAGGTTTATTAAAAAGCTGGATAACTACACTAAGACAGTTATTAAAAACTGGATTAGCAAGAACTTAGAAGGCTGTACCAACCCATTTACGCACGGCAAACCCTTAGTTGGAGATAAAAGCGGTTTATGGCGTTACAGGGTGGGAGATTACAGGCTGATTTGTGAAGTACAGCAGGACAAAGTAGTTATATTAGTTGTGGAGATAGGACACCGCAGAGACATTTATAAAAGATTTTAAAAGTCGAAAGTCGAAAGTCGAAAGTCGAAAAACAATTTTAACCTGGTATCTGTCTTTAATCCAAAATGACAATCTTGCGATTAACCCTTGTATCTGTTTTTGATACAGGGGTATTTTTATAAATGTCGATTTCACTTTTTGTGAAGTCAAAATATATGCTAGCATAGACAGATATATGCTAGCATATATTTTCGATA